CATATTGAAAGCATCTGTATCTTTCATATTATTTATTTCCTTGTCAAGGAATTCTATATTTCTCTTAATCGAGAAATAAGCCTTGTATGCAAGGAATACCTTCTCATTCTCTTCCGTAATAGGAAGAACTTCCCCCTTTTGCCCATCCAATCTTGGATATGTATTATCTGGACCGAGAGTTCTTGCAACTTTTACCCGGTTACTAAGCATTGCAAATCCACCTTTCTTATCGATGGATTCTACTGTTACTTTCTCTGTGATGGGTCTTCCTGATAATACGAAGATAACTTCATCACCTTCTTTGAGCTTTTTGATTTCTTTCTTTTCTTTTTTCATATCTATTTTATTTAGAAATTTTCTTTATGCAAATATACGAAATTATTCTTTGTTTATTGCATTATCTATTTTATTTTTAATAAATTCATAGGCATTACCCCGGTAATCCTCTAGCATTTTGTATTCCTGTGGAGATAGAAATATTCCGTTTACTTTAAAAGCATCTCTTAGATGCTCTGGTATAGTGCCCTGGTGAGCGATGTTATTATAACGGATAATGAAAAGTTTCTCTTTATCTTCATCTATAACACCAAGTGTGTTGACTGGTTGGAGTTTAGTTTGGTAAATTCCCCCAAAAGCAGAAGGTACCATTAAAATACTTCCCGGTATTCTAGTTATCCAATGGGAATAATCGGGAGTAATTACCGCAATTTTACCCTCTTTCTCAAGCTCTTTATCATAAGCTAATCGATTAGACCAAAAAGCACATTGAAAACAAATTTGTTTTCTTGCCATAAGTTGGGGAATCTCTCTAGTTTCATCGAATTCCTCTAAATTAATTGGTTTGCCACATATCTGGCATTCATTTTTCTTGCCCATATTGCATTATTTTATAAGTTATATATGATAATAGAACCTCGAAACATCCTAAAAATGGGTTATAAGCAATACTTTTGTTACTAAAATTGAACCATTAAAACTGATAAGTTATGGATAAACTAACAAATGAAATGATTAAAGACCTTGCTATTCGCTTAGGTCTAGAACCTGCTCTATTGAAAGCTGTTCAATTGGTAGAAGCAGCAGGTAGAGATGGGTTTTTAGCTGATGGTAGGCCTCAAATCCTCTTTGAGGGTCACATTATGTACAAAGAAGTACATAAGAAATTCCCTGACAGAGATTTAGCTTACCTTTGTAAGAGATATTCTACGATTTTCTTCCCTAAATGGGATAAATCGAAGTATTTGGGAGGTGTACACGAGTATAAGAGACTCGAATTAGCCAAAGAAATTGATGAGGAATGTGCATTGAAGTCTGCAAGTTGGGGTATGTTCCAGATTTGTGGGTTCAATCACAACCTCTGTGAATGTAAAGATGTCTTCGAATTCGTTCATAAGATGTCGGAATCTCATGCAAATCAACTAGAACTCATGTATTATTTCATGAAAAACTCTGGTTGTTTGAGTAATCTCAAAGAAAAGGACTGGGCTGGCTTTGCCAGAAAATACAATGGTCCCGGGTATGCCCAGAATGCCTACGACCAAAAACTAAGAAATGCTTACGAAAACTTTAAAGGTAAATTATGAAAAGATGTCATTTTAACAGCTGGGTAGCAAAAGTATTTCTTTTCCCCAGTTACAAAGCAATTACTCTGGTGTATAACTCATTCTTCAAACACAAAGTAGAAGAGTGTAAACCCGATGATATCAATCATGAGTGTATTCATCAGATACAGCAGATTGAGTGTAGTATAGTGGGTTTGGTACTTGGTATCATACTCTGGTTATCATTTGGTATATCCTTTTGGTGGGTAGTGGCTCTGACTTTTGGATTCTTCTACCTTTGGTATGTTATCGAATACCTAATTATCATGTGCTTTGCCAAGTGGAATAAACAGAATGAAAGATATCATGATGTAAGTTTCGAAGAAGAAGCCCACAATAATGATAAGAATCTGAGTTACTTGGAAGACCGTAAGCCATTTGCTTGGATTAAGTACATTAAATTGAGAAGCTACAAGAAATGAAAAAATTAAAAGTATTAGGGGTGTCTGCTGGTGCAGGCATCCTTTTGTTCCCTTTTAGAAAGAATTTGATAGCTAATATAGAAACTCGAGGAGTATTTTATACTAAAGGCTTAGAGCAGTGGAAATTGAACTTTGGTGGTATACCATATTATAAAGATGAAACCTTCCCAGATTGTAAGCCAGACATCATACTTTCAAGTCCAGACTGTGGAGCATCTTCTATTATGAGGCTTTCAAAAGTAAAAGAATTGGGCAATCCCCAAGAGAATAAATCCCTGAATCTAGTAATTCAATCAATCTTACATTATAAACCTAAGATATTTCTTATTGAAAACTTACCTCGTTTGCTATCTTTGCTCCCAAAAGAATATCTTCAAAAAACTCTTGAAGACTATAAACTTATTTTTCACGAAAGAAGCGTTTCTGACTACGGTAACTCACAGTTATCACGAAAGAGATTACTTATCATTGGAGTACATAGAAAAACTGGTAAGAAATATTTGAATGCTTTTGATGAAGTATTTCAAGTAAAAAACCCAACAATTACTAGAAATCTACTTAAACCACTCACATTCTCTCAGGAAAATAATACTAACCAGATTCCGTTTATGAGTAAAACTCTGGCAATGTATGACTATCGGAAGCTTCCTGAAAAGAAGAATCTTACAGTAGCAAAGATACATAGACTCTGGGTTAGAGATTTTAAAGATGAAAAGAAGTGGCCTATCAAAACTGCAAAGATGAGTACTCTTCCAGGAGTATATCGATTAGAGTATGATAAACCCCCATTAACTCTCAGACCTGCAGATAGGCAATTCAGACCTGATGGTTATCCTTTGGGAATCGAAGACTTCAAGGCAATTATGGGATTCCCTGATAAATTCGAAATTTACCTTCACAAGAATGGAGATACCTTCGAAGGTGATTTTAAGGATTACCATTACTGGCTTAACAAGGCAAGGTATACAATTGCCAAAGGGGCAGTAGGGGAAATAGGTATTTGGTTCAAAAAATGCCTCAAAAAGGCAAATACCAAGAAACCTTGAGTTTCAGCTTTATATATAAAGTCTTATATATAAGTTTCTGGGGTGCCTTGAAATATATAGATATATAATATACTACGTATATATATCTATATATTTATCTGCGTATATATAGCTATTCATATATCATATCGTAAGTAGTATATTTGGATATTATCTCACTTCGTTCGATAAAGGTAATCGCTAAGCGATTACCGAATAGATAGTATCATTAAAGCGTGCGACTATTTCAATTTGAAAACTTAATACATCGGATTATGAGAATGATTAATGCAAAGTACCCAATTACCGAATTGAACATTAACAACATTATTAAGTTCTTTCGGATTATTTATCGGAATTTACCTTCGATACGTTTTGAGATTATTGAAACCAAAAGTACTTTTCAATTCAAGTTCCACATCATTAAGTCAAACTTAAGTCCAGTAGAACGTTATTGGTTGAAGAGTAAGATTAAGAAATTCATCAAGTATGAAGACATTTAAGAGGGCCTTGTTCATTGTACTTCTAGGATTTACTATTTACCTTTGCTTCAGGAATTACAAACTTTCTCGAGAGGTTGATTCCCTGGAACTAGCGGTCAATGAAATCCCAGATACAGTATACACAGAGAAACCCTTCAAACCAGAGAAGAAGTACTCAGAAAAAGTTGAACCAGGTAAAATCTTAGTTCATGATAATAAGCAGCCAACTCTCTTTCCTGATTCCATGCTAAGGCAGCCAGTTATCAGTAACCAAGATTCCCTGGTTCAAATTGTTTTGAAGAAAGATAAGTTGAACTTAAGTCTGTTCAATAAGGAGACTAACACTTATTCAACTAGACTATTCCCAATCGACTTAGATAAGTACAACTACAACTGGTATGAAGGTCAATTAACTCGAAAGAAAGTTGCAAGGTTATCACTTAGTCCATACATTTATGGCAAATACAGACCTTTCAATAATCTCTTCGATATGGGAGCTGGTCTTTCAATCAAGACTAAGAGATTTAATTACAAATTCGGAGTCAATACCTTTTACTACCCGAAGATAAAATCAGGGATGGGTACTGACATCGAATTTCAAATAACGTATAACTTTTAGATATGGCAAAGACTATCTCAGAAACTAGAACTACTTTAACTCGAGAAGAGCTATCAAACTTATCCCGAGTTTCTAGTGATGTTTTCTTTTTTAGCCTTTTTTGCTATGTGATACATCCAGTAAGAGGAAAGGTAAGATTTGATTTATACCCATTTCAGAAATCAGTTCTCTACAATTTCATTGCCCAACGATTCAATATCATTCTCAAGTTCCGTCAGGCAGGAATTACAGAACTTATTTCAATGTACTGTCTTTGGTTGGCGATGTACCATCCCAACAAAAAGATAAACATTATCTCTATCAAAGACACAACTGCTAAGAAGGTGCTTAAGAAGATTAAGTTCATGTACAAGAATCTTCCATGGTACCTTCAAACTCCCATAATCAATGGTAGAGCTGGAGAATATGGTTCTGCTTCCATGATAGAATTTGATAATGGGTCATTTATTGAATCTATTCCGACATCATCCGAAGCCGGTCGTTCGGAATCCCTTTCTCTTCTGGTAATTGACGAGGCAGCAGTAGTAAGATGGGCTGCTCAAATTTGGGCTGCTGCATTCCCTACTCTTTCCACTGGTGGAGCTGCCATCGTCAATTCCACTCCCTATGGAGTTGGTAATTTCTATCACTCAACTTGGGTAGATGCCATTGCAGGAGGTAATCCTTTTAACCCAATTCGATTATACTGGCAAATGCACCCAGAACGAGATATCAATTGGTATAACCAAATGTCTTCTGCTTTGGGAGCAAAACGAACTGCACAAGAAATTGATGGTGACTTCTTATCATCTGGTAATACAGTCTTCGACTTAGCCGATATTAAAGCTATCGAAGACTGCCTTAGTGATTACCCAGTTATTAAGAAGAGATTTAATGGTCAATACCGACAATTCTGTGAACCCGAATCAGATAAAGAATATTTCATTGGTGCAGACGTTTCAACTGGTAGAGCTTCTGACTACTCTTCATTTACTTGTATGGATAAGCTAGGAGAAGAACAAGTAGTATATAAGGGAAGAATGGCAGTGGGAGCTTATGCTAAGTTACTTGGTGATACTGGGAAGTTGTTTAACTGGGCAGTAATAGCTCCAGAATCCAATGACGTTGGTTTATCAGTAACTTCTAAGCTTCAAGACGAAGGCTACCCTAACCTTTACTACTACCAGAAGATGCTAAAGAAAAAAGGTAAAAGTAGACCTGAAATGGATAAATCCCCTGGTTGGTTAACCACCCAAAAGAATCGTTCAGTGATAATAGAAAACTTGGAAGAAGATATTCGATTAGATCATGTAATCATTAAGGACCCATTCTTTGTACAAGAAGCTTATACTTTCATATATGATGGTTTAGGTAGACCTGTTGCAATGGGTAAACATAGGGCTAACAATTCAGCTGTAGATGTAGACCTTGAAGGAGACGTATATGCCGATGATGATATCTTTGGAAAAGCAATATGTAATCACATAAGGAAAGGAAAAACTAACGTAATCGTACAACCAAGATGAAAAAGTACTTCAATTTTAGTTGGGGTTGGGGACGTAAGAAGGACCCTCCCAAGAATGGTACATCCTCTAATAAAGAGGAGAAGCCTGCCACATCGATTTCGCCTGGTAGGGTTTCAGTTGACGATGATAGCGATAACTTAATTACATCATTACAAGGGTTGACTAAATTAGTTGAACCCTCTTTTCGTGTTGATGTGATACCTTTAATTCGGGATTTATATAAGGTAAATCCTGATATGGGCATTGCATTGCAAGATATGTTTAAGTTAGCTAACACCAGTCATACAGTAACTTTCCCTAATAATACCGATGAAGAGGCTTCAAAGATGAGAGAACATCTTAAGAAAGCCACCAAGGGATGGACCAGATATACTGCTGGTATAGATGGTTTAGTTAATAAAATGATTGTTCAACTTCTTGTAAGTGGGGCAATATCTGTAGAAGGCGTACCAAATGACAAGCTTGATGGTTTGGCTACTGTATTATTCCTTAAGCCAGAGCATATCAAGTTTAAACGTGAATTAAATGGGGTGTATGCTCCTTACCAAAAGAATATAAATTTCTTTGTTAAGCAACAAGATTACATTAAGCTTAACCCAGAAACCTATTTCTATGTTGGTATGTTCAATGATACCGATGAACCTTATGGAGTTCCTCCATTTATGCCTGCATTGGATTCTCTCAAAGGACAAAATGATATGAAGATTAACTTCAAACATATCATGGAGATTTGTGGTATGGTTGGTTTCTTAGAAGCTAAGATGCAGAAATCTCCACAAAGGCCAAATGAGAGTATCAAATCTTATGAATCCAGATTATACCATGAACTCAATATCCTTAAACGTAATGTTAAAGAGGGTATGAAGGATGGGGTAGTTGCTGGTTACATAGATGACCA